ATGTTCTGGCGCGGCGCACCATCGCTTTCATTAAAGGTTTCAGTCGCGGTTTTTGTTCATTAGAAAAATAATCAAAAAGAACTTCGAGGGTCTTCGAGATTTTCATCAACATTTCGTGACGCTGACGACCCTGCTCGATGTCCTGCACAAGCGGCAACTGAGACACATCGCCCTGCATAAGTCCTTGCAACGCGGCAATAGCTGTTTCCGGTTTTCCGTCCCACAGGGTGTAGTCGAGTGTTTTGCGTTTCTCGACGATTGCGGTTGGGTTTTTCGCGTACAGACCGGACACGGATTGGTTGATGTAGCGACCGATGATCGGGACGGTATAATTGCCAGCGTTCACCCACTCATCGGAGCCGCCTTGTTTGGCAATTTTCATGTCCTCGCGCATCCGCTTGAAATCTTTCTCAAAGAACTTCTTTGATGCGAGAATTTTTTTCTGCCATTTTGATACAGATAATTTTTCACCAGGATCAACATCAGGTGTTTCGCGCTGAACACCCGATGCGCTGCCTTGTGTCACGCCGGTATCCATCATGTCGGTGAGATCGAGCGTGTTCATCTACCAGCCTTTTGACGAAGTCTTTTGTTTTGCTTTTTGCTGCTCACTCGCATAAATCACCCAAGCTGCCGTTCCTGTTTTTGGAATATTCGACTTAGGTGGCCTGTAGCTTGAGGCCGCAATTTCTTTGGTCAATCCTAACCCGATCCATGCCAGCCAGTCAACGAAGTCGTCGTTCGCGCCTGCCGGAAAACGCAGAAGCTGGTTCTTGGCGTCCTGAAACCACGGCGCGAAGCTGGGAAAGAATACTTTCTGCATCGACATCCTGCCTTGAATCGACCGCGCACGGGTCATCTTGTCCTTGGATGGCACGACAGGGTCGATCAACGTGTAAATGCGCTCCTCGACCATGCGCTTCCGCAGGAAGGGTCCGAAGGATTTCGAGATCAGCTCGCTTTCCAGCCACCAGCAATGCGGTTTATGTTGCCGAAACTTCGCCAGCAATTCCTCGACCGTGCGGTCGGTCTGCATCTGCTCCCAGACGAGGTCGGGTAAAATCCAGATGTTGTCTTCCTCGTCGATCCCCACGCAACCCATGACCGTTTTGTCGCGTTTTTCTTTCTCGCTGACCGCGTGGTCGGATGCACCGTACTTTCTGATGTTAAAGGGGATGTCAGACGGTTTATGATATTCCACAATCATGTTGTCGGTGAAATAAATACCGTCTTCCGGTGTCGGCGATCCCATAACCAGCGCGGAGAATGATTGCGGGTCGCCGCGCTTCCACTGTGCATAAAACTCAAGGCTCTTTTCCTTTGGCCAGAGGGCTGTGACAGGTTTATCCCCGAACTGCTCAAGAACAGCAGGGTCGGTGGGAACCGACAATGTCAGACCCAGTGCAGCCGCCAAACGAGGTTCCCTGATGACGCCCGGTATGTTCATGAACTCCCAATCGTCCGCGATGCCCTTAAAACGCTTGTTGCGCTCAGGGTGAGTGGGATCGCACAGACGACCAATCAGATCGTCTTCGGTCCATCTGGTGTGGACTATACATATTCTTGTTCTATTCGATGCGCGGGAATAAGCGACCTTGTAAAACCACGACCACATTTTTTCCAACTGGCCTTCGGTGAATTCATCATCGTCACCTTTGAACGGGTCGTCGATGATGATGTAGTCAGCCGTCCGACCCGTAATCGTCCCACCCACACCGATGAAGAAAATCTTGCCACCGGCCTTGTTCTGCATGAACGATTTCGACTTCGCGTCAGCCTGGAATTCCACTTCAGGGAAAACCTGACGGAATGTCGGCCTGTCGCGCACAAGCTGACGAAACTCGTGGCCAAGTTCATCTGCGCGGGTCTGGTTGTAGGTGACGACGAGAATGTTTTTGCGCGGGTTCTTACCCCATATCCACGAAAGACCAAGTTGAGAGAGGTGAATCGTCTTACCCATCTGAGGTGGCACTGACACCGCCACTCGTTTCGACTTCCCGCTCTCAAATCGCTCAATAATGTCGCAAAGCATCCGCGCATGACCTGTCGGATCATATTCCGTTTTGGACACGTCGTTCGGATCAATAGTGTCGGGCATCATCAAATGACAATAATCAACCATGTTGACTTTTGCTTTTTTAATGAGCAAATTACGCGCCTCAAGAGCGATCATCTCCTGAAGCTGTGCGTCCGTTAAATGGGAAAAATCATTTTTCATTATGGTTCCCATCCACATGCTTTCGCGCCAAATTCATTATGCTCCGCCAGTTGATCGACAAGCGACTGGCTGATAATCGCAACATCGTCGTAAGTGGGCCGTACAGGTTTCCATCCGGCGCAGCTATTCCGGCTTGCTCCATTTACGCAACCGCTCACGGCGAGCATCATCAGACATCCGGCGAAGAATATCCTCAGCATTCGCCCGCTTTTCCCATGCCTTGGCATCATCTTCATTTTTGGCACTCTCTTTTGTCGCCGCCCAGAGCGTGAGCGCCGCAACGATTTTAAATAAAAATTCCGCGATCGCTTTCCACATCTTTTGTATCCCCTCCCCGGCGCTTCCACTACCGCTAGCATCCACGCCGGGGAAGAGAACCTGTTACTTCGCTTTTACATCAGCGTCGGAAAAGAACATCCAGATTGCCCCTACGGTGGCTAATCCGGCCTGTGTGATAGCCTCCGCCTGATCGGGCGCGATCTTCAGCCCCGCGAGCGTCAAAAGCGTTACAATGCCCTTCCATGTCGAAGGGTAACGAAATAAATCTAAAAATTTGACAAGCATGTTAGCGTCTCCTTTGGTTAAGATATTAATTTGTCATCGGGATATTTTTCCCTGTACAGTTCAAAATGCGGCCCGTCCCTGAATCCGGCCCAGTCGCCGCCCCAGACGATGTCCACGCCAAGTTCTTTCGCCGCCTGCTTCATGGCGACGGCGATCTTTTCATACAGCGGCCAGTCGGCGCGGTATTTGCCGCCAACAATCGCGCCGACATCAACGGCGTGGCCGGTCAAATGACGGCTTTTGAGTGTCTTCGTCGCCCCGGCGATCATGAGTTTTTTCTGCTCGGCGAAGCTGCGAAGCCCCTGCACGATCATGAAATCGACTGGCGTGATTTCAAGAGCGCGGGCGACGACGCGCTGTAAATCGGGATGCACGCCGCGCAGATTATTTTTCGAACGCAGGGAAAATATGAATTTCCTCATCTCAAATACTGCCCCGTCTTGATAAGGCCGCCCACTTCGCCGCAATGACCGCATTCAAGGTCTTTCATCGGCGTGTCCTCCATCCAGCAGCAGATAGCCCGCCCCTTGCAGTACATGCACGCAAGCTCCGCCGTGATATGCGGGCGATGATCGTCAATCTCGATGATCTCCGCCATCACTGCCCCGCAATAAGGTCCCTAATTCCGTCAAGCCATGCCGTAACCGAGAATCCTCCTCCCAGCCCCGTAACGCTCATTCCGGCAATCCACCACTTGGCCTGCTTTTTCTTCTCTCCATAATCGTTCGCGGCCTCCAGTGCGGGTGCGGCTTCATCTATCCGTTCGTGTGCTTTTTTAACCGAGCCATTTAATTGCGTTAATTTATCGTTTATCTGGTTGATCCCGGAGATTATCATAATATGAGCATCCCCGTGGGATTTCAGAGTTGCCTGGATTTGGCCGATAGCAAGTGCGGTTTCGTCAAGATCGGACATGATTACTCCTTTAAAGCTTCAACTTTAAATCTTCAACCAAATCGCCGGATTTGCAATATCTTGCCAATCGGTTGAAGCAATCGCCGGGAACGTGGCGGGTAATGCCCCGTATGTCCGCGTAATGCGGATCGTGCCACCGCCCCCTGTCGCTGATACTTGCCCCTGATTTTTCGGGACAGATGCAGAAGCCGTCGTTGTGACCGTACATGCCTCGTCAACAATCAGCGTCGTCCAGTATTGGCCCGCAGGCAGGTACTGGTTAATAGTGGCCGTCACTTCCGCGATAGCATCAATGGCAAACTCGCCAGTATCAATCACCAGTTCATGTGGTTTTCCGGCTCTGCTCTTGTAAATCCCCATCCGGCCTTTCTTACTCGCTGTAACTGCTGCCGTGGTGATATTCAGCACCATTGAAGTCCATTTTTTCGACTCCCAAAGGCGATGCGGGAAGGCGTACAAGCGCCCTGCCGTCAATGCGCCCGTGCCTGCCGCGCCCACCATAAGGTCGTGGCCGTAATATCTGCCCGTGACATA